GAATGTAAAACCTTATATTCCATCAAAACGCAGAGAATTACCTGAGTGGGCAAGAAATATATTTAGCGATTCTATGGTATCAGCCGGTAATGTTAGAGACGGACAAGAATTAGACGACATTCTAGAATTAGCCATAACTAATCTAGAATATTATCTGACTGCTATTGGTGAAGAAAGCGATAAAGATTATACAACTCAACACAATTGGTACTGTGAAAACCAAAAGAAAAATCCCCATACACCAAGGGTGATGGAGACTTTAGGCGTAGATCCTAAACGTGTTCGGGAATATATTGACGAATGTCTATTTCCTGAAATAGTTAATTGATTCTTCTAATGCATCAACGCATTCTTCTATCATAGCATTTGTATGAAGTGGTGTTGGTGCAAATCTCAATCGTTCTTCTCCGACAGCAACCGTTGGATAGTTAATAGCCTGAACGTAAATGCCATGCTCATTTAGTAATCTATCTGATATAGCCTTTGCTAGTTCGGCATCACGTATCATAACAGGTACAATATGGGTGCAAGACTTTTCTAATACCTCTATTCCTCTTGCTATAAATTCTTGCTTCAATGATTGTGCATTGGCTTGATGTTGGGCTCTGAGGTCAGGATGATCTTTAAGATATTTAATACTAGCCAATGCACCAGCACATATAACTGGTGAAATACTTGTAGTAAAAATAAAACCACTTGCTTCTAACCTTATAGCATCGATAACAGTTCTATTACCAGCAATATAACCACCGGTTACACCATAAGCTTTACCTAAAGTACCATTTACAATATCAACTCGGTCTTCTAAACCAAGCTCATCAAGCTTGCCTGCTGCACTATCACCGTATAAACCAACACCGTGTACTTCATCGATATATGTTATGGCTTCATACTTTTCAGCTAAATCACATATAGCATCAATATCTGAAATATCTCCATCCATACTATAAATTGATTCAAAGACAATACATGGAGTAAAGCCGGCTAGTGTAGCTTGTTCTAATTTAATATCAAGATCCATTAAATTATTATGCTCAAACTTAAAGATCTCACATCTACTATGTCTCATACCTTGAATGAGACTTGCATGGTTTTTGCTATCACTTACCCAACATATATTCTTATTGATGCGAGACAACGCTATAAGTGACCATTCATTTGCAACAAACGCACTTGAGAATAGTAATGCAGATTCTTTTTTATGCAGTTTAGCTATCTCATGTTCTAAGGCTACATGATAGTGTGAAGTACCAGATATATTTCTAGTGCCTCCTGAGCCCGCGCCTGTTTGATCTAGGGCTGTATGCATAGCATCAATTACGACTTTGTGCTGACCCATACCTAAATAGTCATTGCTACACCAATTAACTATCTCTTTAATAGCGTATTTGCCATACCAAATTGCTTTAGGAAACTTACCTCGTTCACGAATAATATCGTTGAACACTCGGTATTTTCCTTCTTCTTTAGCTTTGCTTATCGTGGTAGAGAATGGAGTAATATCAATCATCTATTTAAATACGCTAATACTGCAGTTTCTGCAGATCCGGCGTCTCCTGGATTTTCTGGAATATATGCATTATATTCTTCATGTAATATTTTTTGTAAACCCTTATTAAATGCACATCCACCTGTAACAATTAATCGTGGTCTGTCGTATTTGCTTATTGCGTATTCTATTAAATTACGACACATATTTTCAAATACAACTTGTGTTGAACCAGCAATTTCCTTTTTGCTATAAGATGGTTTCCAATTACCTATGCCTCTATGCATATTAATTTTAAATAATGGCTCTGAGCATTCTTTGAACACTAAATCCTTATATATGCTATCTATCACTAAATCGGTGGCATATCCCTTGCCGAACTTTTCTAATTTACTTTCATCGACTGACGGTTTAAATCCGCATCTTTGAGTCATAGAAGAATAAAATAGACCTAGGCTATTAGGATATTTAATTGATTTTCTTTGTGTAAGCTTACCATTCTCAGTTGTCCATATAGACGTACAACTAAATTCACCGACTGCATCTATGACAACTATTACGCTAGGAGTTTTATCAGTCTTATAGTAATGAGCTGCGTGAGATTCGTGATGCCATACAGTTCTATATTTACAGGTTATTCCTAGCCCCCGCAAATACTTGCGGATATTATTACGCTTAAATGGTTTAGGCTGACCAACTAACCATTGGCGTATTGCCTTAGCCCAAGGCTTTTCGTACCATACAACTAAGTCTGGTTTGCCATAATTAAAAGCTTTATCTATTAAATTTTGGCTATGTATGTGTTCAGTTGAATAGTATGTCTTAACACACGTGTTATCTTTAAAAATTGAAATTGTAGCATCATGGCAACCTCCTACCATACCCCATATTATCATTTTTGGCTGTCGCCTTTAGCAACTCTATAATTATCTTCAACTGAGTCTGGCGAGGACACTTCAATTATAGTACCTTCTTCGATACAAAATAACTGATGCGGAACAAGTGGCTCAATTCTAAGTGAATCTCCGGCTTTTAATCTTTGTTTTTTAACAGATGCATCAATAGTGTTTATAGTTAAAACGTCAAATATGCCTTCAAACACTAACCAAGTCTCATCCTTTATTGCATGAAAATGCATAGAGAATTTAGCACCCTTATTAAAATTTAAAAGCTTACCACAATACTTATCGTTAGTCGCAAAAATAAGTTCGTGGCCCCATCCTTTTTCTACCATTCCTTCAAGCCGTGCCATCACAAATCCTTTTAATAATATTAGTAGTAGAATAACCATCACGTAATTTTAGTGAGACAGTTAATTTTGCTATGTCTCTTCCTACAATTTGGTCAATTTGGTAATCACCACCCTTAGTAAGTACGTCTGGTTTTAATTGTTTAATTAGTTCATACGGCGTGTCTTCGTAGAATATGTATACATGATCTACAAACCGCAATGATTGTAACATATATCTTCTATCTTCTTCATTATTAATTGGCCTTGAATTGCCTTTAAGTCTTCGTATAGACTCATCAGAATTTATGCCAACTATTAGTCTATCACCTAGATTTCTTGATCTTTCTAGATAATCTAGGTGGCCTCGATGCAAAATATCAAAGCATCCGTTTGTAAATACTGTTTTCATAGTTGATTATACCACATTTTAGCATTGTTGTAAACGTATAAATAGATGTAACACTGAAGAATTGAGGATATAAAACATGGCTTCTCCTAATAGTAGAGACACATTGATCGAATACTGTAAGCGAAAGCTAGGTGATCCGGTTATCGAAATTAACGTAGACGAAGATCAACTGGAAGACAGAGTTGATGAGGCTATCCAGCTTTATCAAGAATATCATTCAGATGCTACAGTTAAAACATATTTTAAACACTTAGTTACTGCTGACGATGTGACTAATGAATATATTCCCATCAGTTCTAATATTATATATATCGCTAGACTTTTTCCTATTCACACGTCATCAGCATCAAGAAACTTCTTTGACGTCAAATATCAATTAATGCTTAATGACATGTGGGATCTTAATTCGGTTGTTGGTGGAATTGCATATTACGAGCAAACTCAACAATATCTATCAATGCTCGATATGAAGCTTAACGGAACGCCTCAAGTCACGTTTGCTCGGAGACAAAACAGGTTGTATGTTCACGGTGATTTCCAAGATAAAGATATTAAAGCCGGAGATTATATCGTAGCTGAGGTTTATCAGACCATAGATCCTCAAACACATACTTCAATATACAATGATATGTTTATTAAAGATTATACGACTGCGCTAATTAAACAACAATGGGGAGCAAACCTTATTAAGTTTGAAGGTATGCAACTCCCAGGAGGAGTATCACTTAACGGCCGTCAAATATACGAAGATGCCACGAGTGATATTGAACAGCTTAAAGAGCGTTTAAGATTAGAGCAAGAACTTCCACCATCATTTTATGTAGGTTAAACCATGGCCAGAAATTTATATTTCTCTGACGCGGTTAAATCCGAGCAGAGACTATACGAAGATATTATTATTGAATCTCTGAAAATGTATGGGCAAGACCTATACTATTTGCCTCGGACTATTGTTAACGAGAATAAAATTTTTGGTGAAGATGTTCCTTCAAAATTCAATAATAGTTATAAAATAGAAATGTACATCGACAACAGCGATGGGTTCGAAGGAGAAGGCGATCTATTCAGTAAGTTTGGTGTCGAGATTAGAGACGAAGCTACATTTACTGTTGCAAAGAAACGATGGAACCACACTGTCGGACGCAATAATAATGAGATAACAGGTGAGCGTCCGCGTGAGGGTGATTTGATTTATCTCCCTATGACCAATTCAATGTTTGAAATCACACATGTTGAACATGAATCACCATTTTATCAATTAGCAAATTTACCTACTTTTAAAATGAGATGTTCACTGTTTGAATATAGTGATGAAGATCTTGATACTGGTTTGAATACAATAGATGGTATTGAGCAAGATCACGCATATGAATTTGATCTTACTCTATCAGGAGTCACCGGTGATTTTGAGGTTGGTGAGAGAGTACGACAGACGACTGCTAGTGGAGTTATATTATCAGGTGAAGTATCAAGTTGGGTATCAAGCACCAATGCTCTATCAATTATTCACTTTGGTGGAAACGATGGTAAGTTCCATTTGCCGGTTACAACTCTTACGGTCACCGGAGATGACACTAATGCAGTTGGAACCCTTACATCCTTTGTTGAAGACAATAAGCTATCTGAAAATGAACAAAATACGACGTTTGATACTGTCGGAGCTGGATTCTTAGACTTCAGTGAAAGCAATCCGTTTGGAGATCCTAGCTAATGTTTGGTACATATTTTTATCATCAGCGTACGCGCAAAGCAGTTGCAACATTTGGAGCAATGTTTAACAATCTATACGTTCTAAGAAAAGATGCTGGTGGTGGAGTAATTAGTACTCAAAAGGTTCCATTATCATATGGACCTAGAGCAAAATTTCTTGAGCGTATTAGGGAAAATGCTGATCTTGAAACCGATACTAAGGTTGCTATTAAGTTACCAAGAATGTCTTTCGAAATTACTAACGTATCTTATGACCCTTCAGGGCAATTGCCTAAAGTAAATAACTATGCAAAAGCTGTAGCAGGCGGGTCAGTTCTTTCTAGACAAAAAATTTATGCTGGCAGTCCATATATTATGAGCTTCCAACTTAGCATATATGCAAAAAATCAGGATGACGCACTACAACTAGTTGAGCAAATTATTCCGTATTTTAACCCACAATATACATTATCAGTTAAACCGTTTGACGATTTTTCTGATGTTAAAGAAGACGTACCAGTCGTTTTAACTGGCGTAGTCCTAAATGACGACTATGAAGGACCCATGGAAGGTCGAAGATCAATTATCTACACTTTAGATTTTGATATGCA